TGCTACCACGGATTTACTCTGGCGACGAGCTGGTGCTTCTGGCGCCTCGGGTTCAGCNGGNCTGAAGTAGTCCGGGAACGCTTTCTGCATGGCTGCGTCGATTTTATGATAATACTCATCCGATTGCGTATAACCCTCCCCGAAGGTCCGCACTAGCTGGTTATGAACCCCGTAAGCAAACGCCGTCATGTCTGTGTGCTGCGGGTTTTCAAACCAAGTGTTGCGGTGCGCCCAGTTAGCGACTTTCTCATCCAGCTGGGGCGCAGGAGCGGATTGGGTCTGTTGTGACGTAGTATATGCCTGATTTTGCTCAGGTTGCAACTCTATCGGTTTGAAGTTGCTAACTTGCGTCATTTCTTGCTGCGCCCGGTACAGCATCTCCTGCGCCGCGACGAGTGCTTCTGAGTCCCCCGCCTCATAGGCGTCTTTGAGGAGTTTCTTGGCTTGCTCGACATCGCGCTCGGCTAGGGCCTTGCTTTTTGTGATGTACGCTGTAGACCCTTCCGAGAGAGTTTTCTGCAGTTTGCGGTTCTCATCAGCCAACATCTTGGCTGCACGCTCAAGCTCCTCCTTCTCTCGTGCGAGGGATTCTGCCTTGCGGCGCTCGTCGTGACGGGCGTGTGTGAGCTGCTTGATCCGCTTCTGAACCTTATCACTGTAGGCCGCCAGCTCCTCTTCGGTGGGCTCCTCGGGCTCTTTGGTCAGTGATGGTCGGTTCCGATCCTCCTCGGGCGTGTCGTCCACGATCTCGATTTCGGGTTTTTCTGGTGCGACGGATCCCTCTGCGTCCTCGAGCTCCAGCTCGAGGCTGGGTTCTTGTGCAGGGCTCTCACGCTCATCGGGGAATTTGAATTTCTGCATTATTTTTCTCCTTACTTACGACGGATTCCGCGTGGGTCCTGAACGACGCCTTCTACGGTATCGTCATTGATCAGCCTGAACTCTTTGCCGTGGATGACCAAACGGCTGCCCGAGTTCGGACGGACCAGAATAAAGTCCCCCACCTTGCACCACGGACCCGATGGGAAGCGTTTCTCGTCTTTATAGCAGTCGGGGCCCATAGCCACCACAAACAGCACTGTGGTCAGCACTTCTTCATATTGAAGGGTCTGATCCGCTTTGATAATCCCGCTCTCGTACTCCTTTTCGATGTCGGGGATCGCACACAGGATGTGGTACCCCGAGGGCTGCGGTAACTGGCTTGCCCTGTCTTCAACCGGGATGTTTTCCGGCTCGGTCTTTGTTGCCACACCAACCACCTGCGGGTTGTGTGGGTCTCGCGCGAGGAGTATCTCACTCATCGTTTTTCTCCATGTGGTCTTTGAGGTCTAGTAGGTCCCGCTCTGCATGGGCGAGACCCTCAAGGCGCCCACACAGCAATTTATATCCAGCGAAGTCAGTGCACATACCAGCCGCCATGGCGTTTGTGGTGTCCATCATCCGGATGCGTAGCTTCTCAAGAAGCACGTTAACTATGTCCATCATCACTCTCCTACGGGGTTATTACTCTGCTGCGCCTGCTTCGTTTGCTGCTCCATCTGCGCCTGAATCTTGGCGACATCAATGCCCATGCGCATACCTTCTGCCTGCTGCTTTTCGGCGGACTCCTCGGCTTTCAACCCTAGCTTCATAAGTTCGAGCTGTTGCTGAGACTCCAGTTCCGCCCGCTTGGCTGCAGCCTGTGCACCGATCTTCAGTCCTTCGCGTTCAGCGTCCAGCTCCATCTTCTCGCGCTCCAGAGCCAGTTTGTCTGCCTGCGCCGCAGCGTCAGCCATCATCTGCTTCTCTTTGATCTCCATTTCCTTCTGCTTGATAGCCAGCTCCTGCTGCTGCATCTGGATAACCGGGTCTTGCTGCATCTGGGCATTTTTCTCAGCTTGTGCCTGCGCTTGGTGTTTACCCAGCAACTGCCCTGCGGCCTGTGCAGCAAGACGGGACAGCTCAACTTCAACCTGCTCAGGTAACTCCTCGCCCGGGGGTGGTAGTGCGACACCCATCTGCTGCTCAATCTTGGCGCGGTAGGCAAACGCGATATGTTCGGTGATGTGGGCGTTTGCGGCTTGCATAAGGGTCTGCGCCATTGGGTTCTGGCCCATCAGCTGCATGAGTACGGGGTCCTGCATCGCTGCCATGTGGACTTGGATGTGTGCCTCGTGGTCTTGTCCGATAAACGCCTTGACTGGCTTGCCATTCAGGATGTTCATGTTTTCCGAGATGGGGTCTGCGGGCTCGTGGTCGTCCTCCAGCGGTACCAGATCGTCTGCGTCCTTGATGTTCAGCACTTCCAGCATCTGGCGGTGCAATTTGGGCAGGTTGTAGATCTGAGGTGCCATCTGGGCAAGCTGAATGACCGCTTGGTACTGCACCACTCGCTGTGCAAGTGTGCTGGCGTTGGGATCACTGACGGGGATAATCTCCACATAGCTGTAGTCCTCACGCCGCGCAGTGATGCGTCCCTCCTCGGGTTCATAGTCATAGCTGGAGCTGGCGTGGTCTCGGATCATGCCTGCCAAGAGCTTGAGCTCTTGTTTCATCGCAAAGTGCAGTCGGGCTTGCACCGCACTCATAACCTTCAAGTTGCGCTCAATCAACGCCAGTGTGGTGCCCACCGGGGCTTGTGCCGACATATCCGATATCTTCATATCCGGGCTGGTGGCTACCCGTCTGGCGTCCTCAGTGATAATCCCCAGCAGTCCTGCCAGCGTCTGGCTAGGCTCTTTGTACGGCAGCGGCATGATGTTGTCCCGCAGCGTGCCGCTCGCCACATCCACGTCCCGGAACTCACCCGGAGCGATCGGCGTGTCATCGCCCTTGATCCGCAAGCCTCGGGTCTTCATACCCCCGGGCAGGTTAGCCAGTGTGCCNGCGTCCACCAGCTGTCTGGTGATGGCTGTGGCTGACTTGGCGGAGTTGCCGATCAGGTGCACAAGCCCGAATCCGTAAGACCCAAACCCCGGGATGTACTGGTAGTGGACAAAAAACTGGTTGGGGCGGCTGTACCCGTTCTTGGTTTTATCGGGATCCCAGTTGCGACGTACCGCCAGAACATCTCCCGAGTCTTTTACGATCGTGATGATGTATGGCAGCGGGATCCCTGTGGGGTTGCCCTCATCGTCCTTGTCTTCAAACCCCGGCAGGTCGACCTCGGCGTGCATCTCCAGTAGCAGTGGGCGGTCATCATATGTCGCACTGAAGCCAGTTTCCCGGTCTTTGGCCTCTTGGATGGGATCCGCGGTGAAGTGCATCCCCTCAGGGATGTCAACCTCCTTGCGATAAAACCCCGCATCCTGCAGTTTGGCAATATCACTTGGAGTCTTGCGCATGCGATGCGTCAAGCGCCCGCAGGTGCTGATGTCTGACACCCCGTAGGGGATCACAACGTCCTCTGCAGGGACAAAGATCGCTACTTGACGTCCTAGGGTGGGGTCAAAATAGACTTTTTTGAACGCGCTACCGGCAATCGGCAGGTTCCAGAGCATGCGCTCGTGCTCGGAGCGGTACTCCGTCATTACCTCAGTCAACTGGTAGTTCAGGTCAGCCTGAACCCGCAGCGCAGCCTCGGTTTTCTTGTGATCCACCTCACCAAGGATCTTGGTACGCACCGGACCGCTNGCTGGGAAGGTCTCCATGATGGCNTCGGCCTGAAAACGCACCGCAGCTTCTGTGATCATGGGGTGGTGCACCCCGCACGCGCCCTCNAACGGCTCTGTGCGCTCCTCATACTTGAGTCCTAGCAGNTTGATGCCTTCGGTATANGTCTCTTCCCAGTCTTTTCGACCNGCAAGGTCGTTGTCATAGGCAAAAATCAGGTCAGTGCTTAGCGCAGACAGGTCTGACTCATCCATGTACTCCGCCAGATTGGCATCAAAATCGTCTTCCGACTCTTCTTCTGGCGTCAGCGTGATCTCCACAGACCCGTCACTGAGCGTTACGCGCTCGGGGTCCTCAATTTCAATCTCCAGCTCGGGAGACTCGAGCGCTTCTGGCGTCTCGGCGCCCAGCGGAGCAGCGTAAAGGGCCTTATCTATGTTTGTAGCCATGAGAATTCCTTGTTTTCTGTTCAGTAGTATGCTGCTTTGCGGGGGTAGAACGGCTCATCATCCGCATCAGAGGGCAGGCGGATAAACCCGCCATTGCGAAACCGTGCCAGACTCATGCTCAGGGTGTCAACCAGATCGTCGTGCTGCACCGCCGGGAACCCGGCTGCCTGCTCAATCACTTCTTCCGCCCATTGTCTTCCTGCGGGGTACCACACCATACCACTCTTGAGGATGTCCGCAACCGCGTTAAGTCTTGCCACCTTGTCCCCGGTGCCCCGATGGGGGGTGAATTCGCTCACCGGGATGCCCATGCGCCGCAACTCCTGAAACAAAGGCGTGCCGTTGGACTTTTTCTCCACAATGAACGAGTCTGGCTCCCAGAACTGGTACTCCCGCAGAGCCAAGGCCTTGAGTTCCGGAAACTCCACCCGTTTGTTGATGGCATTTAGCAAGATCAGGTGATTAGCCCCTTCAGTCCGCTCCCTGTCGCTAAACACGCCCCACGTTGTGATGGCGGTGAAGTCATTGCGTTTGTCTTTTTCTGCTGCAGCATCAAGTGCCATGATGATGAAGTGGCACGTTGGCGGGTCGTCCCGGTCCCAGACTCTCCACCACTCCCGTTTGACGATCGCCCCTTCTTCCGCAGTAGGGTTCTGCTGGTACTGGGCGTTCCACTGAAACAGCGGCATGGTGGCACGGGTGCGGCGCAAGGCCTCCAGATCAAAAAACTCTGGCCACAGGGCTTTCTCATGATCTGTGTTTTCGTAGAGAATAGCGGGGAATTCAAAGAAGTGGTACTGATCCCCATCCGGACGGGTCACCATGTCCTTGGCCAAGCGGCCTATCAGGTCTGAGGGCGCCCAGCGCGTGTGCACGATGGCTACCCGGCCTCCCGGCATCAGGCGGGTTCGGGCTCCATAGAGGAACCAGTCATAGACTTTCTCGAAGACATCATAGTTGCCGTTAAGAATATCTTGCTCTGAGTAGGGGTCATCACAGACAAGGAGGTCCGCACCCCTACCGGCCAAGGCGGACCCCACCCCGGTGGCAAAGAACTGACCGCCCTTGTTGGTGTTCCACCTGCCCGCACTCTTGGAGTCAGCAGCCAGCTCAATGTCCGGAAAGATCTCCCGGTATTTGGGGTCATCCACCAAGTTACGGATTTTGCGCCCGAAGTTCACCGCCAAGTCCCCGGTGTGAGAGANCAGCAGCACCTGATGGGNGGGGTTCCTGCCTAAGTACCAAGCGATGTAGAGCGTGGATACTAAGAAACTCTTGCCGTGCCGGGGTGGCACTGAGACCGCTATGCGGTCCTCCCTTCCCTGCTCAATGTCCATGAGCAAGCTGGCCAGCTGCTTGTGATGCGCACCCACCAGATACTTGGGCTCCATATGCAAACAAAAGGCGATCAGGTCATCCCTGCACTGCTGGGCGTGCTCCCGGTGCTCCAGCTCCTCAAGGGCTTCCAGAGCCTCTGCCAGCTCCTCGGGACTCATCTTGTCCAGATTGGCTTCCAGCTCCGCAATGTCAGCAGGGTCAAGCATCAGTGTCTGACCCGATCAGGGTGTCCAGCGCCCGGCTGGCCGCTTCAGAAGGAGATATTTCCCGGGGTTGTATGTCTTGCGCTGTGGTGCGGCTGGCACGCAAGCGCTGCAGTTTCTCCCGAACGGCCTGCTCAAGCTCCTCATGGGTCTTGTTCTTGATGGTGATCTCAGAGCGCTCCGTAAACAGGTCCACCCCAGTGATCTTTCCTAGCAACTCCAGTGCCCGCACGGAGTATTTTGCACCGGGCTGGGCTTCCTCCAGCAACCTGTTGGTAACGAAAGTGCGGATCTGTATGGCATCTTTGACCACTTGGCGGTCATACTCTGACAGGAGTAGCTGCAGGTGCTGCGCAGCAGCGCTGGTGCGTATGGCAGCAGGTGGTTCCTGATCCAACAAAACCTTGCGCGCCAGTTCCAGATCGTCCTGTGTAGCCGGCGGTGGGTCCCCAAACGTGTGCAGGAATTCGGCAGACGCAAACATGGCCTCTGCTGCCGCTCGCAAATCGGCGGGCTTTCGCACTTCATTGTCCGGGATGATTTCGGGTTCCAGTACCTGCACTGCGCGATGCCCTCTTGGTTGGCACGATGCGCGCAGTGTAATCTCTTGCGGGGTGGGTGTCAAGGGCAGAGTTCTGGAACTTTAGGTCAAGAATTTTTTGCGGGATATAGGTGGGTTGGGCGAATTATTTTTGGGTGGGGGGTGTTCCCGTTTTGAGGGGGTGGGGGAAGCGGGTTGGTGTACTTAGTCAAGTGGTTTGGGGGATTTGGTGCGCGATCGTGCAAAATACACTGTATAGAGACGACGGGACGGCCACGCCATTTAGGGGGGTGCCCCCACGGTGGGTCCCCGGGAATCACACTATAGAATCTGCCTCACACGCGCGCCCGCGTAGTAATCGCGCGCGTCTAACTAGGTGTATACGTGAGGCTCAGAATTCTAATACCGTATTAGATCGCCACTTGACTGTGTCTAACGATTAGGTTACAATTCAGTTGTGGTCGTATTGATCACGCCACCAACTAACCAAGGAATCAATCATGGCAAAGCAAACCAAACAAACCCCAGCACTCTCACTCGCTGAGATTCAAGACGCACTATTCACTGGGCAGGTAAACCTTGAGCACGCTGCGGAAGTCATCGTGACATCGAAGGCTGCGCTAGACCGCGCTATCAAGGCATTGCACGCAATGCCTGAGTTGAAACTCGGCAGGTACAGCCGGAACAATCCTGCGAAGGGTTGCCCGGTATTGCAAGGCATTGGCGAACGGTTTGACGCCCACTATCGGGCGCTGGCTGTCACCCGCGTGATGTTGCGGGAAGGCTGGAAGAAAGCCACGGCCACCGCATTTGTGGATAAAAACGCGGAAAGCGAATTTATACAACAGACTGCTAACCGGCTATCGGCGATTCGCAAGTCGGTGAAACTCGGCTACTGGCACTTGGATGCTAAGACTGAGGACGGCAGTACTTCGCTGAGAATGAATTCTGAAGGCAAATTCACGCCTAAGGATAAGGCTGCAAAGCCAGCCAGCGAGCCTAAGACGCAAAGCCAGTCCGAGACTTCAGAATCTAACACCGTGTTAGATTCGGGCAAAACAACCGCGGATAAACTCCGGTCGATGATTCAAACCATCGTATCTATGGTGCAGAATGATGAAACCCCAGAAGGGTATAACCCGACCGAACTAGTGCGCGACTTGAAAGCCGCGTTAAGCCAGATACACTAACCCCAACCTGCACCACCCCAGCCCACTCCGGTGGGCTTTTTTGCGTCTATACCCCGGGCACACCTACTATCAACTACTATCAAAATGGCGCCACGGCGTGACGGCGCCTCGGCGCGTTCAAGGCACACCATGCAGGTACCGACCACACGACGCACAGCTTATCTAGTTACCCGGCAAGTCCTGCACACCACGGATCTAATACGGTATTAGATCTCGGCGCGTTAAGACGCCCTAGAAGCGTTTAGACGGGCTTACCCCACCTCACCCCTAGCCCGCACAGAAAAACCGCACACGCGGCGATCTGGCAGGTCTCAGGGGCATTCCTATCGGCAGCACACGGTACACCCGGCAGAATCTAATACGGTATTAGCTTTTTTGGCGTTGAGGCGGGTTTTGGGGCGCAAAGTTGGCACGGTTCTTGCTTACGCGAAGCAGCGGGGCAAAGTTCCAGAGGTTCCGATTTTCGCTTGACTGTTCCGGGACTATGACTTTTACGGACTTTAGCGGACAGCACGGACGTCCGCGGCTGTCTGCAGGAAGATGAGAATATGAGTTACAGTATTAGTTCTCTTATATATATATATATTTATATTATTATTATTATTATTATGTAGTGTAACAAAGTACCGAACCTTTTCCAGAGCGCCGGTGCTGGCGTGCCTGCCTTTGACTCATTCCAACCTACATAGAAATTCCATTTTATAACTTGCACTTTTTTCGTCTTTCCTGGCCCTTCCCCCCTTCATCATCCTGAAACCCCGGAACTTTGTTACACCATACCGCAAAGCCGCGCCAGCTCTAGCTTCTTCGGTTCCTCAATTTTGACAAAGTTACAGAACTTAAATTTATAGTCAAATGCAAAACGCAGAACTTTCCCCCTTTTTCCCTCGTTTTTGCACATTTCCGCCGCCCTTTATACTTAGTCAACCATCAACCGCGCCGCGCCTCATCCCCTATACTCAGTCAACTAGACTAACTCAACTATACTCTGTCTAATCATTCGTTCCTCACACTTTCTCACACACAAAGTTCCGGTACTTTATCCCTGTACAACCCAGTACCGCCCACCACTTGACAAGCCGGACAAGGCGTGTTATAATGTAGTTATCAGTGAAGGAGCGCCTTTGCTGACCTGCAGAATCTAATACGGTATTAGATCTTGCCAGATACAAACCTACCAAGGAACCGTTATGAAACTCGAATGTTGTCACGCCGACACCTGCCTGCCCGATTACTGGTCAGGTCACCACCTGCCACATGTGCAGATCCCGGTATGGCCGGGTATGTCCTTGAAAGACATCAAATCCCTGATCCGTTCCGAGATCGCCATGGGCGCTGTAGCGGGTAATTGCGAGGCTGCCTGCCTGCTCTCATGGGATGCAGTCCCGCCAGAAAAAGAAAAGATTGCCGACCAGCTCACCCGCGCGGCGTATGCCGCAGTCAACCGCATCAAGCCAAGATGCAAGGGGCAACGCAAGTTCTTTGTCGAAGTCCCGCCTGTGGGCGAGGACGACGACCATCAGGTCTACGCATTTTTTGTGTTTGTAGAAATCTAATACCGTATTAGATTGCACCAACCATCTGGGCGTCAGACGCCCGCACACTGGAGAATCACCATGCCACACATCACCAACACCGATGACCTGCTGAGGGTGCTGGACTACGGCCCATATGCGTGGCCCGGCGGGTATCCCATGTATTTCGTCACCCATGATGGGTGCGCACTGTCCTTCGGTGCGGTGCAAGATAACCTCGAGATTATCCTTGAGTCTGTGCGCACCAATGCCAACGATGGCTGGCGTGTCATGGCCGTAGACATTAACTGGGAAGACCCCAGCATGTACTGTGAGCATACCGGCGTGCGCATCCCCTCCGCTTATGCCGAGGATGAAGTCTTGTCTGACCCGTGGCAGGAATATGCCAACTCCGGTGGTGAACCGCCTGCACCGTAACCACATAAGGATTGACCATGAACCCCACATACATCACCTGCACCCGCTGGTTTCAGAAAAGCTATGGCAACACGTACCACAAAGTGCGACTGCACTACGCAGATGGCACCACCATGATTTCCCCCACGACCTATGGGTACGGCGATCAGTGCCTGTTCACCGCGTTACAGATGTTTGAACCCGGGTCGACCACCCACCCCTCGCTGCGACTGCGTGAACTNGGCATACCCTACGTTGTGCAGGATGTTACCCGCGAGCGGGATATGTAAAGCAGGATGCACTGATAAATCTAATACGGAGTTAGAAAATGAACCAACAAACCTACACCCCTGCACAACAAGCCGCACTTGAGCGCTACAGGGATATCAACACAGACCACGAGTGGTGGGAGGATACGTATGACTACTTCATCGAGATTATGGAGGGCTGCGGGTTTACCGCTCAAGATTTGGGGTTCTCAGGATTCTGGTGCCAAGGCGACGGGGCCTCGTTCGTGGGGTACGTCACGAATGTGCAAAACTTCCGTACTGCGTTTCCATCCCCCCTATGGGATGCGTTCGGCGCCCTCCTGCCAGAAGATATCCGGGTCTACCGGATGAGTAGCATGTATTACCATGAGTACACCATGCTTGCCGAAGTGGGGGTGCCGCATCTGGACACAGAGAATATGCCAGAAGGTCTGGCAGACCTATATGAGAGCCAGTTACTGAAAGCCACCGAGGAACTCGAGGAGTTTGTGCAGGAGACCATGCGGGGCAAAGCGCGGGACCTGTACCGCCTGCTCGAGCAGGAGTATGAGTACCTTACCTCGGAGGAGGCAGTGCGAGAGACGCTCCAAGCCAACGACATGTGGCCCGAGGACCTGCCAGACGGGTGGGACACGGTTGACTGCCGCATCATGCAGGACTTGCTCCTCTACTTTATCAACGGGGATGTGTCTTCACTCACTGCGGGGGAGGTGGCCGCCTGCAAGGACTACGAGCGCAAACTGCGCGAAGAGCTCGGACCCGGGCACTGGTCCGTCAGCAACGAGGAGCCGCACCACGCACACTGCGAGGTACTAGATGTTTTCGGACAGGTCCGCAACGTGCAGTGGGTTCATCGCCCATATGACGCCAGCGCCTGACTGAGTTAAACCAACCCAGCAGGCTCCCGCCTGCTTACCAACCAAGGAACCAACATGATTGCAAACAAAAACGCACGCCCCTACGTACAGGCCCACAGACCCTTTCAGGGCAGTAACACTTACGCGGTATGGCGCGACACCCCTCGTCGTTACGTGGTGTACTCATACGGGATACACTGGCCGCTCTTCATTTACGACGAGGCCCAAGGGGTCTGGTTCGAGAACGCGGCCAAATTCTCTCGGAGTACCTCACGCCACCGCTCACAACTACACCCTCGCCCTGAGGGCGGGTGCTTACCCCTATCGGCGACACAGATGTGTAACCTCGCAGCAGGCAGGCCCATAAGTGAAGTCATTATCAGAGGAGATTGAGATGAAAATCAAAACCCAAGACTTAATTGGAGTCGCCCTTGACTGGGCGGTAGCGAAGTGCGAGGAACCTATCGGAGGATATAAAGGGTGGGTTCAGGAGGATCTGGATAAAGGCATCCTACATGGGATGAAGTACAGCGCACATTGGGAGTGGGCAGGTCCGCTTATCGAGCGTGAAAAGATACGCATAGTATTC